CCGGCTGGCGGCATGAAGCTGGACAAGGCGCAGTCGAGCGCGCGCATCGACCCGCTGGTGGCGGCAGTCATGGCGGCGCATCCGAAGCTCGACGGCGAGAAGTCGAGTTCGTTCAACGTGGCGGCGCTGATCGGGTGACGAACAATCGCCGCTACGGCTGGTATCCCGCCCTCGCGGCCTACGGTCTGACGGTGGCGCAGCGCACCGAATGGTCGAAGCTGCGCGCCCGGTTCGCAGCGAAGGTGACGCGGTGCGCGTTCTGCGGCGTCCAGTTCTCGGCGCTGGTGCGGTGCCAGGTCGATCACCGCGTCCCGCACCGCGGCGACCTGCGGCTGCTAATGGACGAGCGCAACCTGCAAGGGCTGTGCGCGACCTGCCACTCGGGGACGAAGCGGCGCATGGAGAACGGCACCGCCAGGAAGCCGACCGGGCTGGACGGCTACCCGCTTGAAACAGGCGATTGACTGGCAGGAAAGGCCAGCGTATCGTTCGGGAAACCTGCGACCGGAAGGAACGGCCAGCATGGACACCACGATCACCAAGAAGGCATCCGGCCAGCGCATCGCGGGTCAGATGTTCACCCTGTCCACGGAACACCCGGATCGCGTCGGTGACGTAATCATGGCGTCCGGCTGGGACTTGGCCTCGTTCCGCAAGAATCCCATTGCTTTGTATCAGCACGACCACGGCTCCCCTGTGGGCGTCTGGAAGGACGTTCGCGTGGATCAGAACGCGCTGGTCGGCACTCTGGAACTGGCGGCGGCTGGCACCTCGCCGCTGATCGACACCGTGCGCTCGCTGGTGTCCCAGGGCATCATCAAGGCCGTGTCGGTCGGTTTCCGCGCGCTTGAGTCGAAGCCTGTGGCTCCCGGCTCCTACGCCCGCGTGTTCCAGAAGGCCGAACTGCTGGAAGTGTCGCTGGTGAGCGTCCCGGCGAATCCTCACGCCGTAGCGATTGCCAAGTCGTTCGGCATGACCGAAGATCAGATCGCCCACGTTTTCGCCGCCCCGTCCGAAGGTGGCAAGTTCCGCAGCGGCAATTCTGCCGAAGTAATCCACCGCGCGAAGCTGGCAATCATCGCCGCCAAGCGTTCAGCCCTTTGCTAAAGGAAATCGTCATGAAAACTCTCGCAGAACGCATCGTCGAGGCCGAGCAGGCTCTCGTCACCAAGAAGGACGCTCTCGTCGCCGCGACGAAGGCGCTGGAAGCCGCCCCGGACGAGGACAGCCTGCTGCACGAAGTCGAGCAGATCACCCTGGAAGTGACCAAGGCCACCGCGTCCATCGACGCGCTCAAGAAGGCCGAAGCGGCCCTCGCCTCGCGCGCCGCGCCGAACCCGCAGACCGTGGACGACAAGACCGGCGCGCCCGCCGTGATCCAGCAGCGCGCGAAGTCCGGCCAGGCCGACGACATCGTGTGGAAGATGGGCGTGGCCTCGGTGGTCGCGTTCGCGCAGCGCAAGTCGCTGGCCGAGGTGGTCGCGGAGCGTTACGCGGGCGACAAGGCGCTTCCCGCCGTGATCGACCACTTGCAGAAGGCAGCGGTGAATCCGGCCACCACCTACGTCCCGACCTGGGCGGGCGAACTGACCGAGGAAGGCATTTGGGGCTTCCTCGACGCCCTGAACGAAACCTCGGTGGCCGCGGCCCTGTCTGCCCGGTCGCTGCGCCTGTCCTTCGGCGGCTACAACAGCCTGAAGGTGCCGCGCCGTGAGCCGAACCTCGCCAACCCGACCGAACCCGCGTGGGTCGGTGAGGGCGGCGCGATCCCGCTGACGCAGTTCAGCTTCGGCTCGGAAACGATCAACCGCTACAAGCTGGCGGCGATCACCACGATGACGAAGGAGATCGCGGAGCGTTCCACGCCGCAGATCGAAGGCATCCTGCGGAGCGCCCTGCGTGACGCCTACGCAATCGTGCTGGACAACGCCCTGCTGTCGGCGGCTGGCGCGGTGGCGGGCATCCGTCCCTCGGGCCTGCTCAACGGCGTGGCGGCGCTCCCGGCGTCCGTTGGCGGCGGCGAGGATGCGGTTCGCGCCGACATCGTGGCGCTGCTTGAGGCGCTCATGACCGCGCGCACCTCGCTGTCCCCGGTGCTGATCATCAACACCCTGGATCGCCTCAAGGTGTCGATGCTGACCTCGGCGTTCTCCGAGCCGGTGTTCGCCGCGGAACTGGCCTCGGGTCGCCTGCTGGGCATCCCGGTGATCCACTCGGCCCACGTTCCGCGTGGCCGCGTGATCATGGTGGACTCGGCGGTGTTCACCTCCGCGTTCGACATGCCGATGTTCGATGTCAGCGAAGTGGCGACCGTGGTGGAAGCCGATGCCGGTGCTGCTGCGCCGACCATGGCGAACACGCTGGCCGGTGCGCTCGGCACCGCGGGCCAGGTGCCGCGCGGCGGCGGTATCGACGCCTCTGGCAACCCGACCGGCGCGGCCTCGGCTGGCTACACGGCGCGTTCGCTGTGGCAGACCTACAGCCTGGGCATCCGCATGATCGCTCCGACCTCCTGGGCCTCGCTGCGTCAGCCCTCGGTGGCCTGGATCGACGGCGTTACCTGGGGCTGATAGCCACCAAGCGCCCGGAGTTTCGGCTCCGGGCGCTTTCCTGTAGGAGAGCGTCATGCGCATCGCAATTCAGTTCACGCAAGGCAACCGCCGCGCGCGCCGCATCACGCGGGAGCAGTTCGACGCCGCGGTCGCTGGCACCCTGCCAGGCTTCACCCTGATCCGGCGCGTGAACTCGCGCATGGTGTTCATCGAAGGCGACGGCCCGATTCCTGACGGCGGCACCGGCCCGCTTCCCGATATTGCCCCTGTGCTGGTTTCGATCACGCCAGGCAGCGCCGATGTCGGCACCGGCCCTGTGACCGCCGTGATCTCGGGTCGCAACTTCCTTCCGACGACACAGTGGAGCGACGGTGGTGTCGCCCTCACCAATGTCACCTACGTCAGCCCGATTGAGGCCAGCGTGGTGATCCCCGATTCTGCCACACCTGCGCAGTTCAACTTCACCGCCGAGAACGGCACCGAAGCCTCGGTGGCAACGCTGACGTTCGAATACGAACTCCCCTGATAGGAGGTTTGCCAGTGAACCTCGTATCGCGCGTGTTCTCGCGGTTTTCCCGCAAGAGTGAGGGCCAGTCACGCGGCCCTTTCACGCTTTTCGGTGAGTTCGCCAGCCCGTTTCAGATCAGCCCGATCACTGACGGCTGGCAGCAGAACCTCGGCACCCTGACCCAGCGCAACCTGATCGTTGCGGCGATCCGCAACGCCTATGCGTTCAGCCTGGCGTCCTCGGGCATCGACCACATTCGCAGGATGCCTGGCGGCGGCGTCGAAACGCTGACCAACACGGTCGCGTACCGCGTGTTGAAGTACCCGAACCGCTATCAGAATCAGATCGACTTCGTTTCGATGATGGTGTCGAGCCTGATCTACCACGGCAATTTCTACGCGCTCGTCGTTCGCAACGACCGGCGCGAGATCACCGAACTGCACCCGGTTCCGGCGCAGCGCAATCGCGCGTTCGTGGATGATACCGGCGCGCTTTGGTACAACATGGACGGCGACTTCTCGGAGATTCGCCGCAGCGATCCGAGCGCCTACGTCCCGGCGCGCGATGTCCTGCATGTGAAGCTGTCGTCGCACCGCACCCTGCTGGAAGGCGAGTCACCGATCTCCGACGCTGGCTACGCGATTGGCCTCAACAACGCGGTCGGCAAGGGCTTGAGCGCGTTCCACGAAAACATGGCGCGCCCCAGCGGTGTGCTGTCCACGGAAATGCCGCTGACGAAGGATCAGATGAAGGCGCTGCGCGAAGCCTTCGATGAACAGGCGGCTGGCTTCCGTCAGGGGAAGGTGCCGATCCTGGGCGGCGGTCTGAAATGGGAGCCGATGGGCATCACCGCCGCCGACAGCCAGGTAATCGACACCTACAAGCTCACTGTCCTCGACCTGTGCCGCCTGTTCCGCATCCCGCCCCAGGTGCTAGGCTTGGACGTTGTGGGCGCGGCGTCCAGTCCCGAGGTGCTGTTCAACACCTGGCGCGCCACCGGCCTGCTGTTCTTCGCGGAAGCGATTGAGCGCGCGCTTGAGCGCACCTTCGCCATGGACTCGGAAAACGAGTTCCGCTTTGACTTCACCAACCTCGCGCGCGCCGACACCAAGGCCACCATCGACGCCCTCGCAACGGCGGTGCAGAATGGCATCTACAGCCCGAACGAGGCGCGTGAGCGCATGGGCCTGGCTCCGGTGCAGTTCGGTGAAAGCCCGCGCGTCCAGGCGCAGAACGTCCGGCTGGAAGATGCCGTGCCTGCGCCCTCCGCGCCCGCGGCCCCTGTCGCGCCCGCTGCGCCCGCAGCCGATGAACCCGAGGACGAGGACATGGACGACGAAACGGCGAAGGCGCTGGCGGTGGCTATGATTGCCAAGGCGGTGCGTCATGCGTAACGAAATCTTGTTCGCAGCGGTAGGGGAAGTGATCCGCAAGGAACTGGAAACGGCATTGAAAGCCGTTCCGACGATCCCCGGCCCGCCCGGCGACCGCGGCCTGCCCGGCGAACCTGGTGAGCGTGGCCGCGACGGCGTGGACGGCAAGAGCGTGAGCGTCGAAGAAGTCGCCTCGGCAATCGTGGCGATCCCGGCGTTCGAACAGCTTGTGAAGGGCGAACGCGGCGATCCCGGCGAAACTGGCGAACCCGGCCTCGACGGCCTGGGCGTCGATCTCCCGCTGCACGAACCTGGTGCGGTGTACCGCCAAGGCGCGTTCGTGACCTATGCGCACGGCAAGGTTTACCGGGCGCTGCGCGACACCGCCAGCAAGCCCGGCAGCGCCGATTGGGAGCGCATCGGAACACTGGGCTTTGAGTTCAAGGGCGTCAAGACGGACGAAGCGTATGAAGAAGGCGATATTTACGTTGACGGCGGCTCTGCGTTTATCGTTACTCGCGGTCGCGGTCGCTTGCTTGCTGGTCGCGGCAAAGATGGTGCCGAAGGAAAGCGTGGCGAAAACGGCGCACCGGCTCCGCGCGTAGTGGCGATCAAGGCCTCGGCTGGGTCGCTGGCGTTCGCGTTTGACGACGGCAGCGTCGAGGAAGCCAGCCTGGAAGGCCTGGGCCTGTGGTCGGATGAAACACTGACCGCCAAGGTCGCGGCGCTGGCCGAGCAGGCGAACGCAGCGGCGCGCCAAGACCTGAAAGACCTGGTGCTGCGCTGTGCTGACTTCGCCGCCTTGCAGCGGGAGATTGCGAAATGGTGACTTGGAGCAAGGGTCGCTTCATCCCCGATTTCGGGCAGACGCTCACGCCTGCCTTGGACACGCGCGCCCCGACGTTTTGGGCAGACCTGCTGGCCGAGTTCAAGCCACACGCGCGCATCGACTGGGCAGACGAGGATGCCACCTGCAACCTCTACCTCTCGGCGGCGGTGTCGCGCATTGAGCAATACACCCTGCTCCCGATTGCTCCGGTCGCCTACGACTGGAACGTCGATGTCGCCCACCGCTGCACGGACTACGAAATCATCCCCTTGCAGAACTGCGCCCTGCCCGGCGAACAGTTCGGCTTCGAATTGCTGATCGCGCCCAAGCGCATTGCAGCACCGGTGGCCTGGCCGGTTTTTCTGGAAGTGGGGTTTGCGTCAGGCGCAGCAGCGCCCCACGATCTCAAGGCGGCGATCTTCGCCTTGGCCCTCGGGCTGTACGAGTTCCGCAGCAGCCCGGAAATGCAGGACGTTCATGCGCAGGCGGTGATGTCGATGTCGCTTGCCCGGTATTGGGTGCCGCGTGTTTAACGCAGGCCCAGCCCGGATGCTGGTGGACTTCGAGTCGTCCGTCGAGTCGCTGGACGCGCTCGGCGCGCCGACCCGAACCTGGACGCGCTACGCGCAGCTACACGCCGCCGTGGAGAACGAGCAGACCACGACCACCGACGACCTCACCCGCGGCCCCAGGGAGGAAGCCACGCGCTCCCTGACGCTGGTGGTGCGGTGCCACATGGGCCTGCGGCTGGAAACGAGTATGCGGGTGGTGGACGTTCGCAAGGGCGACCTGTTCGAAATCCAGGCGATCCGGTACAGCGCCAAGCGTGACCAGGCGTTCGTTGACGTAGTGGGCGGGCAGTCCGATGGGTAAGTTCCGCAAAGGCATCGTGACCTACGACGACACCGGCATGTACGAACTGCTGGCGGCGCTGGGTGCGGAGTCGCGCGAAACGAAGAAGTTCGTGAAGGATGTCATGGGGCTGGCGACGAACGAGGTGGTGAAGATCACCAAGGCGGCGGCTATCGCGGCGGGCTACCCGACCGCGCCAGGCTTCCGCTACACCAAGACCCGCGGCCAGCGGTATCGGGTGTGGGGGCGGGTGCCGGGCGCGATCAAGAAGGGCAAGTTCGTGGCGAAGCGGCGCGACGGCGGCGACACCAGCCAGCGCGTCCTGATCTCGCAGCGGCTCCGCGGCACCAACGTCGGCGCGCCCCACGCGAACATCACCCGCTACTCCAAGAATCAGCCGCGCAAGACGAAGGCCGGGAAGAACCGCGGCCAGTTCGCCGCCAAGCCGTTCGTCGCCGTGGCGCTGACCGCCGCGCAAGGCGCGCTGCTACGGGCTGCTCGGAAGAAGTACCGCTTCTACGCTCGGACGGTTGGGAGGATCAGCTAATGGCGACGGAACGCGAGATCATCGACGCGGTGAACGCCCTGGGCCTGTTCGCCAAGGTGCGCTACCTGGTGGCCGAGGCCGACGCCGACAACGTGCCGACCGACCTGCCTTTGTGTATCCTCGCAGACGGAGGCAGGGACTACACGGTGGGGCAGTCGTTCTGCGGCGCTTCGCTGTTTTCCCAAACCTACGACATGACCATTTTTGCAAAGACGGCGCAAGAAGTTCGGAGCCTTTCGCAGTCTGTCCAACTGGCGCTTGCCGGTATTGCTGTGTTCGACGCTTCGCTTGAGTCCTACGATCCCGATTTGCGGGCCTTTGTTTCCGAAATCACGCTGTCCTGAAAGGAGTACGTCATGAAGTTCATCATGAAAAATGGTTCGTTCTGGATCGGTGCATCGCCCGCCCCGGCTGCGAACTCCATCACCGCCGCGACCTACGCCGATCCGATGGTGCTGACCGTCGCCAACAGCGCCGCCGTGGGCGACATCGCCATTGTCAGCGGCTCGGGCTTCGCGGAACTGGACAACCGCCCGGTGCGCGTTTCCGCTGCGACCGCCACCAGCGTTGACCTCGACATCGACGCCACCGGCTTCGGCACCATCCGCGCTGGCGCGACCGTCCGGTTCTTCGGCGCGGCTGCGTGGCTGGAACTGTGCCTGGCTGGCCTGGAAATCGACAGCGGCACCGTCGAGTCGATCACCATCGGCACCTACTGTGACGCGGGCGCGGCCCTCGCTGGTGCGCCGTCGAACGGCACCGTGAACATCAACGGCTTCCTCGACGTAACCGATCCCGGCTACAAGGAGCTTGAGAAGGCGGCGGCTGACGGCATCCCGCGCACCTTCAAGCTGGTGCTTCCGCAGTCGGCCAACCCGACCAGCACGGACGGTACGGGCGGCGCGTACTACTTCATCAACGCGACGGTGGGTGCGATCTCGCTGGCCTTCCCGGTCGGCCAGCCCGCGACCTTCACCTCGTCGCTGGTGCTGTCCACGCGCACGGCGTTCCTGCCCGCCGAGTGACCTGCAACGGCCCGGAGAATCCTCTCCGGGCCTTCACTGAGAGAGAGCGATGAACCTCAAATCCAAGACCGTTTCGATTGAAGGCGTTGGCGAAGTCGAGTTCCGTGAGCCGCTGTTTGACGAGATCGCGCCGCTGCTGGCTGGCGATCAGGCGAACCTGGGCGTGTCCGTGATCAAGCTCTGCACCTGGCACGAAGGCAAGCGGCTGTTCGACGGCCCGGTCGGCGTTTCTGTCGGCATGGCGGTCATGAAGCATGTGAACGTGGCGCTGGAAGTCTGCGGGATGGTCGAAGAAAAAAAGCCTGACGGACAGTGAGCGCCTGATTTGCTCACTGTCCGAGGCGCTGCACAAAACGCCCGCTGAAATCCGCGCGATGCAGGCGGGCGACGTTTTCATGCTAGTGAGGTTCTTCAAGGAAAACGAGGCGCGCAGGAACAACGAGGTCGATCTTGACGGGATCAATCCCGATCAAATGTCCAAGATGATAGGGGCTTTGTAATGGCGACGACCGAACAGATTGCGATTGAACTGCGCGTCCGTAATCAGCAGCTAGCGAACGACCTCAAGAAGTCCGAGCGCGAAGTAAAGCGGCTCAACAGCGCGTTTGCTGAACTCGGCAACACCTCGGTTCGCGTCGAGCGCCAGGTCAAGAGCGTTGCCCGCAGCACCGGCCTTATGGCGACCGCCACCAAGGCGTTCGTCGGCATCGCGGTGGCGGGCTTTGTGCTTGGCGCGGCCAAGGCGTTCTCGCAGTACGCCTCGGCGGTGCAGGGCGCGAACAATCAGCTTCGCGCCGCCACCAACAGCAACGCTGAGTACCAGCGCCTCGCCGCTGGCACGTTGCAGATCGCCAATCAGACCGGCACCTCGTTTGAGAGCGTGGCGAACTCCGCGGCGCGCTTCAACCGGGCGCTGTCCACGTTTGGCGGCACCGTCGATCAGGCGTTGATCGTCACCGACAGCCTGAGTAAGTCCCTGCTGATCTCGGGCGCGTCCACCACCGAAGCGACGGCGGCGTTGCAGCAGTTCGGCCAGGCGCTTGAGTCCGGCATCCTCGCTGGCGACGAGTTCCGGTCGCTGCGCGAGAACGCGCCTGTCGCTGCGCGCGCGATTGCCGACTCGCTCGGCGTCACGCTGGGCGAACTGCGAAAGCTGAGTGAGCAGGGCAAGCTCACGACCGATCAGGTCGCGAAGGCGCTGATCGACGGCAATAAGAACATCGCGGAGCAGGCGGCGCAGATTCCGCTGACGCTCGACCGCGCGCTTGAAGTGGCGAACAACGGCTTCAAGGACTTCATTGCCGAGAACGAGGGCGTCAACGAACTGCTTGCCACGGCAGGCCAGGCGTTCATCGAACTGTCGTCGCTGCTGGTGACGATTGCGCGTGACGCTGGCGGCGCTGGCGGCGCGTTCGAAATCATGGGGCGCGCGGTGATCACCGTTGCGAACGCCGTCAAGATTTTCATCGCAATCCTCTACACGCTGGGCAAGACGATCAAGCTGTCCAACGACATTTCTGCCACTTTCGCGTTCACGTTCCTGCGCGTGGTCAGCACGGCGCTGGAAACCGTAACTAAGTCGGTTCAAGAGTTCGCCTCGTCTTTCATCGAAGCTCTCGCCGCCGCGTTCCGCGGTGACGCGCAGGGGATAAAGAACGCCGTCAGCGGCTTCGCCTCGCGCGTAGGCGAGAACCTGGAAGCTGGACTGGCGCAGATCGGTGAGTCGTTCCGCGGCGGTCTGTCCGACATCAAGAAGGACTTGGGCGAGTTCGGTGAAGGCGTCGGCGGCGTGTGGGACAACATCGTCAACGGCGTGGTGTCGCAGCCGCTTACCTTCGATCCTGGCGGCGAACTGAAAAAGACCGCGACCGAACTCGACGGCGTGGACAAGGCCGCGAAGAAGCTTCTCGACACCTACGAGAAGCTGCTCAAGGCGTTGCAGGACTATCAGACTTCGCAACTGAGCCTGCCCGAGCAGGCGCAGGCGCAGTTTGCCGGGCTGGTGGATCAGGTCAACGCCTACCGCGATGCCGCGAAGGCTGCGGGAAAGGCCGTGGACGAAGCCTTGGTGGCTTCGGTGCTGGCCTCGGGCGTCAAGGAGCGCGACAAGGAGCTTGCCGATCTTGAGCAGCGTTGGCGCGACATCATACCGCCAGTCAACGAGGCCGAGGCGGCTGCTCGTAACTTCTTCGACGCGATGCGAAATATCCGCGAGGTCGGTGAGTCGCTGAAAAAGAGCGAGGAAGAAATCCGCGCCACGCAGGATGCCTTTGCAGATGCTCTCAACAGCGAGGAATACCGCAAGTTCAAGGAATACTGGGTCGAGGTCGGCAAGACCGTGATCGACGTATTCGGTGACGCCTTCCAATCCATCGTGGACGGCAGCGCCTCCGCGAAGGACGCCCTGCGCGGCCTGCTGGAACAACTGCTGATCCTGATCGCCAAGGCCGCAATCCTGACGGCGCTCGGCGGCGGCAGCTTCCTGGGCAACCTGGGCGGCGCGATCCTCGGAAACGGGCGCAGCGGCGGTGGTGGCGGCGACGGTGGCGGCGCGCGCAGCTTCGGCTTCAACAGCCGCAGCAGCGGCACGACGGTTCGCATCTACAACCAGGGCGGCGGGCTGGTGAGTACGCAGAACCGCAGCAACGGCGATGTCGATGTCATGATCGGCGCGCTGGCGACGGCGGTGAGCCGCGGCGGCAACAACTTCGACGCCGTGCTGCGCCGCACCTACGGCCTTGGCCGGGTGGGTGTCTAATGGCGCTCACCGACAGCCTCAAGCGCATCTACTCAAGCGCCCCGGCGAACGAGCTTTTCTACGAGGCGCTGGTGCTGACCCATCCTGCCTGGGTGGACAACATCGCGCTGATCACCAACACCATCGTCACCAAGACGAAGAACCTGGGCGCGCTGCAATTCACGTTCAGCCCAGCGCCGTTCCGCATCACGCTCCCGCGCCGCGACGACGGCGGCTTGGTGGACTTGAACCTGACCTTCCCGCTGGCCTCGCGGCAGATGCTTGAACTGCTGCAACTGGCCGAGCAGGCGCGGGAGCCGATCACGGCGATCATCACCATCTACACCGACACCTCCGACGACCCGCAGATCACGCCCATCGAACTGCAAATGGACAGCATCGTCATGACCGACACCGAGGTTTCTGGCAACGCCTCGCGCATCGACCTGATCAATCGCGCGTTCCCGCGCCGCATCGTGAGGCCGGAAGAATGGCCGGGACTGTACCGTTGAAAACCCTCAACGACTTCGTGGGCGTCCCCTACGCAGACCTGGACTGCTACGCGCTGGTGCGCGCGGCGTCCGAGGCACTGTACCACGTTCGCCTGCCGCCGCTGCTGTACGACCCAAAGCGCCCGCACGAAGCCATTGACGAGCAGGAAGTCACTGGCCGCTGGCGGCGGCTCGACGGCCCCGAGCTTGGCTGCGTGGTGTCGATGGGCCACGGCCCCAGGGTGGCGCGGCATATCGGCCTGC